GGTTCTTCAACCGCGTCTCAACCGAGACTTCCTTACCCACGTCTTCGTATTTGACAGTTAGGCCGGGCGCGCGCCGGTCTGGGAGAGCGCCCACACCCGCGTTCAGCTCAATAAGGCCACCAATCACCCGGCCCGCTGAAGCGCGGGCGCGGTAGTGCGAAACGTCTTGCTCAGTCTCACCCCGCCCCGGGTTAGGGTACGTAACCCTATCCGCCAAGGTCTGCAAGTCACCGACGCCGGTAAGCACCCACTCAGTTATACCTTTCTTGCTCTTGCGGTGTATTTTCGTGAAATCGCCCGCGAACTCAATCCCGGTATCACGGCCAACCAGTCCCCACGCCGGGGCTATACGGTCAAAAAACTGTTCCGAAAACGGGTCAAGAGTACCCGTAAAAGTGGTTGGCGTGTTGAGACGGAAAACCGCCGCGAACTTCGTAAACCGAACCTGCCTAGACAGGTTCTTAGACGGGTCACGCAAAAAAGTAGAAATCATAACGCCTTACCCCTCATACCCGCTCAAATACAGCGGCGTATACGACAACTCAATGCGAGAATTAACGGTCATACCCGAACCCAATACACGAATACTAGACTCGCCCGGCGGGAGCTGGAACATCTCAGACCCCTCGCCGAGCCGGGCATAAAGGCTATCATCCGACGGCTGAATAACCTCGCCACGAACATACGACAAACCGTAATTACCCGTGTCAATCGTGAGCGAATCCCCCGGCGCGATGGTGCCCGCGAATCCCAGCATGTTATTGTTACCGTCTTGAATCTTCAAATCGGTAACAGGCCCGTGAACAGACCAAACCGGCGAAACCGGGCGGTCTGAATAAACCATAACGCTCTTACCCGTAGCCACCGCCGACGCATCCAAGATAACTGGGAAAAACTTGTGGGTCTTCACCTGCTCACCACCCGAAATGAACGGTTTGGAATTGGTCTGTGTCTGCCACACGAAAACCTCAGGATAACCCTGCCAATAAGGCGAAAGCGCCACAAACTTCAAACCAAAAGTATACCAATACTTACGATACGAAGAACCAAAGTTACCCTGCAAACCCTCTTTATAGAGAACTGGTATACGCCGCGTGTCCTTATACTCCGGCGTAATCTCAAGGACGCAACCACCCGCGCCGGGGCGAACCAGCCTCTGCAATGCCGCCCATGACCGCATCACCTCTTCTTGGCTCGCCCCCTGGATATGGAGCGGTAGATAAATCTCACGCTCCTTGACACGGGTACCCTGCAAAACCGAACCAACCCCGCCGGGGTGCTCAGCGGTCTTGTATTCAAACTCCGGGAGGCCAAACCCCTCAACACCCTCCAAGAGGGTATAGGGGGTTTGGCCGTTAGAGAACAGAACAATAGGCTCCTCATTACCCGACGGGTCTACCAGACGGACAATTGGTGCTTTATTAGCCATATGCTAGTGCCTCTTCCTGCCTACGACGGCGCTCAATCTCACGGGCCACTTCCTCAGCAGTGTAGCCCTGCACCGTACCAATCGTAATGCCCTGGTTCTGTATCTTGCCGCTGTTCTCAGCAATCCGGTACATACGCTCCCATTGCTTAGACGTAAGAACATAATCCGGGTCTTTACGCTGGTGGTCGATAACCTGTACGCCCTTGCGGATAACCCCGCCCTTATCAAACAGGTAGGGGCGCACACGTCCACCATCAGCATACCCGTGCCCATGCCCAATAACACCGAGCATATCCGAGTAACCATAGCGGGCCTTCGCGTACCTCATACCAGCAACCAAGTTCGCCAACGGGTCAAGCCGGTTATTCGGCAACGACGGGTCACGGAAAGCCGCGAACGTAGAACCAATAACCTGCACCAGACCCATCGCAAGGTCACCCGTAATAGTGTTGATATCGACATAGCCGCTCTGAGTGACATTCGGGTCGCCGTTCGACTCGCTTTGAATCTGAGACAGCCAAGCATTAACGTAAGGCTCCGAGGTCGGCAAACCGGCGATACCAAGAGCCTGCACAACCGTATCGCGCCAGCGCATCACGCCGCCGTTAGAATCCGCAACCGGAACAGCGCTACCACCAGACTCATTCTTACCCTTAAGGGTATCCTTCACCCAATTAGCCGCGCCGTCAATAATCGTGAAAGCCCCGCCACGCATCAACTCGCCGGGGAAACCAAGGAACTTACTAGTGATACTGTCAATAACACCCTTCAACGGCTCAATAACCGTGTCAAGAACCTTACCGGCTGCAGAACCTACGAACTCTTTACCGGCCTTCCACAGGTCGCCACTGAGCACAGCACCACCAACAGCAGAAACCAGCCCGCCATCAGCGTACCCGCCAATACCGCGCGGCAACTGTCCCGTTCGGTTAATATAATCCAACACGCCGGGGTTCTCAGACTCAAACCGCCGCCGCGAAGACTTCTTCACCACGAACTCATCCGCGTGAACAATACCCGCCGGCTGGTACTTACTACCCGGCCCCGTCCAACCACCAGTCGCCCAACCTGAAAGGTCAATCGTTGGCAGCTTATCAATGTGGAACTTGTCCGCGAGGTCATTAAAGTGACGAATAAACCCGTCATTCACAACTGTTTGCAGAACAAACTTCACAGGCGCTTTAACAACATCCTGGATAGCTTTCCAGGCGTTTTCAATAGCCTTAACGGCGTTATCGAAAGCCTGCGGTATTTTATTCGTCACCCAATCAGTAAGGGTATCGAATACGGGTTTAATCCACTGTTCCCAGCCGGTTTTAATGACGTTCGAGATAGAATCCCACGCCGGTTTAATCCAATTATCGTAAAGATACTTGAAGAACTTACCGAGCGTGTCAATCGCCGCGTTAAACGCTGGAAGAATATTACTCTGGAACCAGTTATAAACCGCATCAATCACATTGCGGATTTGCGTCCACACCGGGTTAATGAAATTGTCATAAAGCCACCGGAACGCATCACCAAACACTTTGAGGGCTAAATCCCACGCAGGTTTAATATACGCATTCCACCAGTCAATCACAGACTGAATAACCCGCTGAATACTATCCCAAACAGGCTTAATGACGTTATCATAAACCCACCGGAACGCGTCGCCGTATATCCTTAGCGCCGTGTTCCACGCGGGAACCAGAACATTATTCCACCAATCCAACACAGCTTGAATAGCCGATTGAATCCAATTCCAGACGGGCTTAATAACATTCTCATACAGCCAGGTGAACATTTCACCATAGGTTTTCATGGCGAAATTCCACGCCGGGATGAAAGTATTGTTCCACCAGTCAAGAAGGAATTGAATAGCGCCCTGAATCAAATTCCACGCCGGTTTAACCCAATTCTCATACAACCAAGTGAAGAACTGCCCGAGCAACTGAATATTAGCCTGGAAAGCAGGGATGTAGTAGTTAATGAACCAGTCAATAACGCCCTTAATCACATCGACAATCCACTGCCAGACGGGCTTAATAACGCTCTCGTAGAGCCATCCGAACACCGGCGCAAGAACATTCTGAATAGCCCAAACGACCCCATCCCACAAAGTGAGAAGAATTGCCAGAACAACCACAATAGCGGTTTTAATACCCGTCCACACCGGAACAACAATAGTCTCATAGAACCAAGTGAAAACAGCGGCAACAACCTCAATCGCGGCCTTCACAAACGCTGAGATACCGTTAAACACTGGCTGGATAATATTCTCATACAGCCACCGGAATATCTCACCGTAAATGCGGAACGCCTCTTGCACACGCGGAATATAGACATTAACAAACCAGTCAATGAAAGCGCCGATAAGCTGCATAATGAAATCCCACGCCGGCTTAACGTAGTCATTCCACAAACCCATAAAGAAATTACCGAGAGCCTGCAACCCAGCGATAATAATAGGCATGACATTGTTATTGAACCAGTCCACGAAATTACGGATAACGTCCCCAATAAATTTGAAAACATTATCAACCATTTCACGGAACCAGTCAAAGTTCTGGTACGCCAAAATGACCGCGCCGATAATTAAACCGAAAATACCAAGCCAGGCCCATGTAGCGGCCTTAGCGGCAATCTGTGCACGAGTCAAACCAAGAATCGTACCAGTCTGGATACCAGTAATAACCTGCCAGGCCGTAGTAGCCGCCGTACCCAACGCAACCGCCGCGTTATAAACACGAAAAGCCGCCACAGCGATAAGAATACCCTCAGCAAAAGGCATCCAGATATTAGCCTTATCCGCAATAAGACTAACAATCTTACCAATATTCTCACCCAAATCATGCAAGAACTGGTTAGTATTATCGTCCGGCTGGATACCCACCAGCCCATCGAAAACATCCTTGATACCCTTACCCACGTCCCGCATTATGGGGTAAACGTCATCCCTAAGGACAGGAAGAATGCTATCAATAAAATAGGCTTTTATCTTCTCATACAGGTTCCGCATGGCGAACGCAAGCTGTTCCATCCATCCCGCGAAACCATCACTAGTAACCGTACCATCAAAAGCCTGCCAGGCCGCCACGAACGCCTTCACCCCGCCAGCAAGGGTACCAAACGCGGGCAACAACCGGCCTGCAATAAACCCAACAATAGCAGACGCGATAGGCAGGAACGCTTCACCCATCGTAGCCGATAAATCCGCCCACTGGGCTTTAAGAACCTGTGTCTTATGCTGAAAAGTATCCGACTCCCGAGCGAAATTCCCTTGCGCATCAGCGCTCTGTTTGAAAAGAAGCGACTGCGTAATAAGCTGCTTCTGTTGCGTGTCGAAAGCCCCGCCGGTCTTCTGAATACCAAGACGCAAACCCTCTTGAGTCAGCGCCGCGTCGTTCAGGCTAATGCCGTAGCGTTCGATAGGGTCCATTTCGCCACGCAACGCCGCCGAAATAGCCTCAATCGCCTCAGCAGTAGTACCCCCATACATCGAAGCGAGGTCTGCACCAAGCTTAATAAGGTCATTCGTCTTACCGCCAAGCTCAGTCATCGGGGTACCGGCGTTCTTCAGCATCGAACCAAGAACAGACGCAAAGCTGTTGTACTCATTCTTGGAGATACCCACCGCGCTAGACGCTGAGTCAGCCCACGAATGCATCTGTGCCGCTGAACCCTTAAACACCGCATCCACGGCACCAACGGACTGTTCCAGGTCGCCCGCTTCCTTCACAAAGTTCTTTGTGAGAGCCGTAACCTGCTGAATACCCGCGTAAGCGAGAGCGGCACCAGCAACAGCCTTGAACGCGCCCGCGAACTTAGAACCGGCCTCATGCCCCCCGCGCTCAGCATGAGACGCGGCACCAGAAAACAAGCCCTTAAACGAGCCAGAGACCTTATCCTTCAAACCACCAAGCGCACCAGCGAAACGACTAGAAGCCGCCTCGCCCTCCGACCCCGCCACAGCAGACGTGCCCCGGAACGCGCCGGTGAGAGAACCCTTAATGCTAGAACCCGCGCGGGCCGCACCAGAGGCGACCGTACTAAACGCGCTAGAAAAATTCCCACGGAACGCATCCGCCGCCACAGACCCCACGCCACTAAACGCGGTGCGTGTCGCCCCGGCGGCCCGGCCCGCTCCGGTCGCCACCGTATCATACGCGCCACGGGCCGCCCCCGCGAAACGCGAAAACACGCCGGGCGCGAGACCCGCATCAGACACTATACGCTTCATAGCGTTAGACGCCGTATTAGCCGGGGCGAACAGCGCACTATTCGCCGTCTGAGTAGCAGACGCCAAAGCAGACTGCGCAGACTTCAACGCCTCGTTATGCGCAAGAATCTGCGAAACCCCGCGCCGGGAAACCTCAGTATAGCGGGAGCGCGCGGCGGTCAAACGGTCTTGCGCCGCCAAAATCTGAGACTCAGACGCATTACCGCGCGCCTTCACCTCAGCCAGCCGGGCCTCAGCAATCTCAACCTTACGGGCCGCCGCCTCACGGTCTTTCGCCGCCTTAGCGGTAGCCGCCGCTAGCCGTTTCTCAGACGCCTCAACCTTATCGTGGAGGCCCGTAATGTTCTCGCCGGGGCGGGCCGCCGCGAGACCCCGCTTAATGTTCTCGCCGATATTACGGCCTGTCGCCGCCGCGAAACGCTCAGACGCTTTCAACTCAGCCGCGATTTGCTTAGACAAACCACGAGTCTCAGCCGCAAGCGTGATATACGCGGTAGCTAACTCAACAGAGGCACCCATAGGCCCGCCCTTCTTTAAGAATTACCGTGTCAGAACAGCAGAGAAATCAACGCCCGCGTACTCACTCAACAGCGAATCAACAACGCGCGCATCCTCAGGTTTACCAACCTTATGCGACTCAACAACCTCACGTTCCTCATAAGGCCGCCGTATACGTTTCGGAAAATCAGAGCGCTTAGCACCAGACGCATTACCACGCTGAACATTACCCGTAGCCAACAACTCAACCACAGTAACAATTTCGTCATAGCCGGGGATACCCCAAACCCAATTCTGGGGATTCATCGCCCTCTGCAACGGCCCCCACGCCGGGGCGCACGAAAGAACCGCAATCGCCTCATCCCACGTGCGCCCCTCACCAAGCTCACACCACCTAACCCCAGCAAGTGCAAGCTCAGCAATAACCGCCTCAGTGTAGCGGTCATAAAGCTCAATGGTCGCTACGATTTTGGGAGCGTAGCCACCTGCCCCGCGCCCCACGCTTCCATAAACTCGCGCGTCTCTTCACCATCCAGAGCCGCGAACGCCTCAATCTCTTCCTCAGTCACGCCCGCATCACGCAACCAATCGTAGAGAACCTTGAACTTTCCTTCGTCCAGCGCCATAGCGATTTTCTGGGAAAGGTGCTTAGTAGCAGGGAAAACAAACGACTCTTCATAGATGGGAGTAGTAAACTCAACCATCTCATAGCGCTTGACACCCTTACGGGTAAAAGTCTTCTTCTTGGCCTTATCCTTAGCCATAATTTCGGCTCCTATCATGTATAAACATTCGGCTCATAAGGTGGTGTATCCCACCCCCGGCGAGAGCCGAACCGCGCCGGGGGTAGGAAAACAAGAGAGCGACTAAACGCCAAGCGCCTGCTTAGTCTCAGCAAGCTTTTCAGGTAAAACAGTATCCTGGTACTCATAAGCGTTGTTATCGCTAGAATCGGGAAGCGCCTCAATAGTCACTTCGTACTGGATAACCGACGAGTGCGCGAACTTCACATCACCAGAAACGGAAATCTGCCCAATCGGAATAACCTCACGAATGAACGTATTTTCATCCAGCATTTCCAGGGTGTACGAAGCACGCGGCGCGGGCTTAGAATTAATCTTCACCGCAACCTTGCCATTATGCTTACCAGCCTCAGGCGGGGTGATGGTAACATTCTCTTCACCCACAATGCTCTTGAGAGTAGTAGCAGAGGCGGCTTCCATATAGCTAAACTTATAGCTCACCGAGAAATCGGAACGGACAACCTTAACAACCTGTCCGCCCCAAGCCTTAATCTTGTCATCGCTTGCATCGGTAGTACGGGTAACCCCATCCTCACCGATGAAACCCTGCGGAACAAACGCGGCGTTCAGTTTAGTAGTCGCATCGTTAGGGAGCGGCGTACCAATAGGTGCGCGGGTAACCCCGCCGGTCGCCTTAAGGGGCTTACCCGTGAGAATCGCGGCAACGCCCGATAATGCATCAGCCATGTTTAGGCTCCAATCTATTTAGTGGACGGGCGCAACCACGCCCTAAAGGAAAATTCATAGGCCGGTATACGCCTATCAGCCTCAGGACTCCACTTAGGGAAATCCTTACCATCCTGGATAACCACAGACGAATCGACGCCCTCCCAGGCATTCATCAAATCATGCACGCGCCCCGCTAATGTTTCGCATGTTTCACGTGAAACACCGCGAACATCAAAATGCAGAAACGCATCAAGAAAAACTCCCTGATACAGAACCCGCGAACCAACGTCCTTGATAATCACGCACGGTTCGCGGTAATCGTAAGCGTCCGAGTCCGGTTCATCCAGGAAAACCGGCGCATCCAGCCGGGTGGTTAGGTACGCCCGGGCCGTAACCGTAGGGTCTGGGAAAGCCATTACGCACCCTTCCTAATGTTCTTCAGCAATGTTTGCCGCTTACGGTTATCACGGGCCGCGTGCCCGGTCGCCATCACAGAGACCGCGCCGCGCGGTTTTTCCAGCACCAAGTCAGTAACCTTATACCCGGTGACACGCCCGCCCTGTGAGCACGCATCAGCTATGCGCTTAGCCCGCTCTTCAAGGTCTGCACGCACCGCCGGGGATTCACGCAACTGGCGTAAGGCTTCTCTATTAAACATAATCTTCATAATGTGTGTCCTTAGCCACGGCGAACCTTAAGTTTGACCTCAGTACGGAAAGCGGCACCCGTAAACGCGTTCGTCACACCCCATCCCACGCCCTCAGGAACGCACTCAACCCCAACACCAAGCCGGGGGTGCGTAATCGTGAACTTATCCTCAGCCGCCACCGCAAACGACGGCGGCAAAAACAGTGTGACATCAGCCGCCGGGCGCACCGTAATCCCATCCTGCGAGACCTCGCTAGATGGCACATCTAGGATGAAATCACCGACCGTAACCGGCGCATCCCACACACGGGCGGGCTTACCGTACCTATCAACCGCACCGGTCAAAGCGCGGTGATAGATAACGGTAGGGGCTGGTTGCGCCGCCGAACTGTCAAAAACCACAGACTTCACAGCGGCGCAACCCCCAAACGGTACCTATCTAGCGCGGCCTTCTCACTATCCGACAGCGAGAACCCGAGCACATCCCCATTACGGGAAAGATACCCAACAGCCTGGGAACCCGCCCGCTGGTACGAGAGCGGGGCGGCGGGAAGCGCGGCAAGGCGGGCCTTCACACGTTCAAGCACAAGCGACAGCTCAGGGGCATGTGCAAAACCATGTTTAAACTCCACCGTAACCACCCTATCCCCCGCCGGGGGCGTGAACGACGGCGAAAACGTAAGCCACCCATCCTGCGAGAACGTCCAACCATAAAGGTCATTCCCAGCAACCGAGACCCTCTGCACATCCACCAAACTCAACGTAGGGATGAACAGGCGGCCCGAACCATCATAATCAAACTTGCGAATCTCATTCACAACCGGGGCAACATGCCAACCACAATAATTACGGATAAGCTCAGTAACCGCCGCCTCAGTAGAAGCAACAGCAGGAAGGGGTGGGTAACTCAACGTTTATTCCTCAGACTCAGCACCCACAACGGACTCACCCGCCGGGGTGGGCGTTTCACGTGGAACACTCTTACGACGCGTTTCACGTGAAACATTCTTTTTTTTCTTAGGGCCGTCCGTTACCGGCTCCACCCCTAAAGCCTCTGCTGTGTCAGGGTGAAGCTGAACAGTGTACGACAGGCCGTGATGCTCAACTTCATAATGCTTCACGATTAGCTCCCAAGAGTAAGCTTCACGAAAGCATCAGGGCGGCGAACCGCAAGCGCAAGACGTTCCTCAGCCAGAATAGTGAACTGGTTCTTGGTAAAGTCGTTACCATCTGCGTTAGAGGTCTCAACACGGATACCGCCCTTACGGTAAACAGTAGCCGCCGCCTTACCAGCACCGATAAGAACAGTACCGGCCGGGATGGCGGTAGTCTGAATAGTAGTCAAACCCCACAGCGGCGGGTCTTGCAGAACCCCACCAACACCATACTGGCCAGTGAACGGTCCACCCGCAATGTACTGTCCGTTACCGTCCTTCAGCAGACGGAACTTCTCATAATCAGCGGGGTTGATAACGATACCATCAGCGCGAAGGCCGGTCTTAGTAAACACCGCGTTCAGCGACTCATAAACAGCATCCAAGTTACCCGCCGCGTTAGCAGAGGTCTTAACCTGAAGCCCCTCGCGGTTCAGAATACCCTTAATATTAGTGCCCGCGCCGTCACCCGAAAGCAGCTGCTGTTCCTCAGCAATAAGAAGCTGAAGAAGCAGACGGTTATTAATCTCAGAAACCAAGAAAGCTGCGTCTTCAGCCATCTCCATAGAGAGCTTAATCCAGCCCGCAAGCTTCTTAAGAACCTCAGTAACTTCCTGGTACCCGGGCGGTGTCATGCCGGGCTTGTCGCCACCCTCCGCAACGGTCTTGAAATCACCATTAGCAGACTTGTCCCAAACCTTTTCAACAAAATAAACAATAGCATTGGATTCGATAGTGCCCTCACCGAGCCACGCGGCGATAGTAGGGCGCTGAACGTAGGCGGTAACAATATTGCGGTCAATATCCGGGGTGATAAGGTGCCCGGCGGTCTGCTGAAGACCATCCAACTTAATAACATCACCAGCGGCCTTAGAACCAGTGAACTCAGGCAGGTCAAAAGCCGAAACACGGTTACCCGCCTTCAAACGCGAAAGCACACCCGCGCTATTAGCGCCCTTCACAAAATAATCACCGAGCGAACGCGCCGGGGCAACCTCTTCCTTCACCGCCACCTCACGCGAACCAAGAGACTTCATCAGAGCCTCAGCCTCACTCGCATTATCCAGGCGCTCCTTCAACGAAGCCGCGTCGCTCTTCAGCTGCACAAGCTCAGCGTTCTCTTCCTCAGTCAGAGCCTCACCGTTACGCACCTTCTCAATCAGTGCCGCGGACTTGCTCAAAATTTCTTCTCGCTGTTCTTTCAAATTCACGAGATAACCTCCGAAATGGATAGTCGAATAGTTGCTAGTTCAACCTCAGTAGCTAGTGCGAGAACACGCGAATTGACGGGCTCGGGTTCCTCAGCATTGACCGTTTCCGGTTCCTCTGCCTTGACCTCCACCTGTTCCTCTTCACTACCGCTTTCGCTATCTAGAGGCTTCTCATTTCCCCCCGTAACGTCGGAGGGGCGGGCGCGCCGGGGCGCTTCACCCGCCTTAACGTCCAAAATCTCTGCTTCCTGATTAGCCGCAACCGGAACAACAGAGACTTCAAAAAGCTTTAGCTTCTTCAAATGCCACACACCGCCACCGTCCGAGCCGGTAGCCTCCTCAGCATCTTCAACAATGTAGGTGATAGACATCTGCTTTACCAGGCCGCGCTTCAACATGCCGTAGACCTGTTGCCCAACCTCAGAACTTAGGTCAAGTTGAACACGAACAAACAGCCCGTTCGCGTCCTCACGGGCTTCTAATGTCCACCCGATACACATACGCGGGTCATCTAACTTGTGGTTCCAGTAGCAGGGGATATTCGCCCCACCCTCACCATAACTAGCGAGTGTTTCAGTGAACGCGCCGGGCAACACCACATCACGCACCGAATCAATATTATTGAAAACCGAAGCGTAACCAGTAAAAACGCCCATCTCGCTAGTGGCGCTCACATCCACAACCAGAGATTTATGTTTCACGTGAAACACCACCCTCACTATCTAACAATTTTTCGCTCAAACCCGCGTACTCTGTCGATAAACTAGCCGATTTTACCGCCAAATCCGGAAAATCCGCCAAATCATCAGCTAATTCGCGGGCCAAACGCCCACGCAACCGCTCAGAATCACCCTTAGCCGCGATAACCCGCCGGGCGCGCTCACCATGCGACAAAAGAACCGCCTTAGCCGCCGCCGGCAACTCAATTTTAGACGTTTCACGTGAAACATCGTCCGAAACATCACTACCGCCGTCCGTTTCACGTGAAACATTAGACGTATCAAGGTTCAGAGGCGTAACCAGCGCGTCCCCGCCCTCAATAGCAGGGAGATTATTCATACGGCGCAACTCATTCCTAGTCATATACGGCGCACCCACAGCCGAAGACGCCACCGCCGCCTGTTCCTCAAACGAACCGCGAAGCTTCTCTTCAATATTGAACTCCAGCAGATGCGAGCCGGAGTCTACACCCACCATAGGAAGCAAGAACGTGTTCAAACGCTGCTCAATCTGACGAATCAGCGGGCCAAGCGTATTCGTGTACAGGCTCTTACTGAACTCTTTAGCGTTGCTGTAGTTCGCATTATCCAACACGCCAACCATAACCGGGTTCACCTGGTACACCTGCGCCACCGTCACCAGTGAAAGCTTCACAGACTCAGCCCACTCAGCACTAGCCGAATTGAACTCAGCCGTCTCAAGACGCATACCCTCTTCAAAAATGGGGGTGCCGCCCGTCCGGGAACCCTCACGCGTGAACTCCTCAAACATTTTCAAGAACCTACGGCGGTCTTGATTATCCCAACGAGGCGCATCCACCGGCCGGGTAATATAACCACCGACCCGGCCCGCGCGCCGCCACACCTGAGTACGGTGCTTACGAGCATGATACTGTTCCTCAAGCGTAAGCCTAAGAGTCTCAACCGGCGAAGAGTCCTTACCCGGTAGCGGATTCCAGCCCTCAAACGCAAGAACATTCTCAGGCTTGAACTTCACCGCCTTATCCGGTGAATCCGGTGGTGAAACCACATAATGCTTAGGCTCCCAATACGTGCCATAACTGGTTTTCACCCACGAAGCAGGGAAAGGCTGAATACACCAGCCGGACGGGGATTCAGCAGACTCATACACAAACCAGTACGCCCGGTTATGCAAAGCCAAGTTACCAACCAAGTCATACACCAGCTCATAAGTAGTCATATGCTGGTTCGGCTGACGAATCAAAGACGCAACCAGAGAATCCCTATCACGCACCCGGTCGTTACCGTCAGTACGGAACGAATGCAAACCCAAATGAGCAACATTACGCGCCAAAAAATCAACCACCGTGCGCAAATGTGGCTGGGTACGCCACATCTGTTCAACCGTCAGGTTTAGCGGCTCAGCAGACACACCCACGCCGGGGGTTGTAACCACCACCTCACGGCCCATAAAAGTAGTCACCGCACGCGAAAGACCGCCAACCAGGGCGCGCGCAATCACATCACCAGCGCTAGGCATACCTCACCTACTCCCACCAATTTTCATAATCCGCATCCGCGTAAACAGACTTCGATTCGTCCTCATCAGGAAGCCTCAAAAGACCCCACAAAGCGAACGTAGCCGCGCACAACGGCGCAATATCCACCGGCGACTTATCACGGTTCCAGCTCCACACGTCGCCATAATGCTTCTTCACAGCCTCATGCAAAGGCCGAATCAAAACCGGCTGTTCCCGCCAACGTACCTTATGCTGTTCCACCCGTTCGGCGAACTGCACACACGCCGCCGGAAGATTAGACCCCTCACACGGCGTAAAATCCACACCCTGCCGGGTGAGCGAATCCCGATAACTAGAAATCGGCGAACCCTTACCCTGCAACACAATACCGCGCGGCGTGAAATTCAAGCCGGTTCGCAAAAACTCAGGAATCCAGTCCATAAACGGGCGCTTCGTAAGCACCTCAACCTGAGGCGTACCGTCAGACGCATAACCCGCCACTGCCACATAACTCATTTTCCCATCCGCAGACGTATCCACACCCACCACAATAGGGCTATCCTGAGCAATCTCACTCGCCGGGTCTAGACACGCCTCCAAATCCGTAGACTTAAACGGCCCTTCCTTAGCAACAGCCACCCGCTGGCACAACACCTCTGCACGGAACTTATGCTCAGGAACACCGTCTTCGCTGGAATTACCGACCAGCGCGGCGCTTGCCGCTAACTTCTTCTCAGTAGGGCCAAACGGGTAACCAAGCGACGGATTAGCCGCCGCCCAACCATCACGGTCATGAATAGAAGCGTCCTCAGGGGCCGAATACTCAAACAGGCCAAGCGAAACCTCATGCTCACGCGCCCACTCCGCGGCATCCCCGCCGGAGTCAAGGAAGGCCCGTAGCTCACGGGCCTCAGCACGCGCCTTATCCTGAAGGCTGTTCAAAACAACCGACTTAGCTTCACCAGCGTTAGAAACCGCAATAACCTGAGACGAAAACTTAGCATTCGTCGTATTCGTCAAAGCCATCCACGGAGACCACTCTTGCTGCTGACGAAGCTCATCAAAAAACAAATCCGTCACCGAAAACGAACGCCCACCATCATCAGACGCAGCATCACAGCGATAACGGGCACCATTCACAAGCTCAAGCGACTTAGAACCATTCGTGCCGGTCATCTTAGCTATCTGGTCGCTCGCCGGGGAAGCTTTTAGCGCGTTATGCGCATTCGCCTGTATTTCCTCAGCAGCCGCCAACTTATGCGCCGTACCAAGAACCAACAGAGGGTCCACCTCCGGCCCCTGCCACATCAGCATACGCCACAGAAGACGCGTAGACGCAATAAAAGACTTACCATTCTGGCGGGCAACCATCAGAACAACAGTCTCAAACCTCAAAACCGGGTACTCATCATACGTGAACGAGCCGGGCGCAAGCTCCAACGAATGAATAAGAAACCACTCCTGCCAGGGGTGCAACTTCCTACCCAAATCATCTTTAGCCGTCTCAATCGCCTCAAAACCAAGCGACGTTTCAGGTGTTAGCTCACGCAACGGCGGCGTAAAAATGCGCGGCACCGTATCACCAAACAGTTTCCCGTTTTCGTCACGCACCAGCCACACCAGCCTTACGCTCAGCCAGGCGCGCCCGCCGCTCACGCCGCTCACGCAAACGCCGCTCAGAATCCGACTCAGCGGGCTGCACCTTCTGCTCAGGAACCCCCTGCCTAGACTCAGGCGTAAGACCCAACTGCTTCATAAGCTGAATAATATGAACGTTCAAGGTATACGCGGCCTTCACCTGCTCAGGCCGGGTAATACGCCCATCCTCAAAATCCTCTTCCAAGCAATCATACTGGCTTGCCAGGGAGATAAGCATATTCTTAGCGGCAACATCAGCCGGGGTAAGCCACTCAGCCCTTGCGAGCGCTTCACGAACCGCCGTCTCCATACCGCCATAAATCAGGTTTCCAGTTTCAGTCATAGTTTCGGCTCCTACACACGCGCCGGGGCGCGAAAACACGGGTTTTTCCGGTTAAGTCGTATCGAACAAAAATACCAAGGGCCTTAGAACACCATCGGGGGGAGAGACGGGGTGCGACCCGGGGAAGGCCCTAGTCAAAAACCACCCGTGATTTACACCCCATACCCCCTACATCCCCGGAATACCGGGTTAGTACCCTTTGGAAACCAACCCCGGGCGGGCGTCCGAAACCCAACCAAAACACCACCCGCCGGGGCAAACCAACCATTCGAACACCTGTACTAGAACATCATTATACTAGAACAAAATCGAATACCAATTCAAAAAACCTAGAAACCATACTCATAAGCATGAGACGTATCAGGCGCAACCAAGAACCGGGCACTCACCGAACCCATCGGCAAATCACCCTTACCATCCGAACGCTTCAAATTACACGCCCTATGCGACGGCCTAAAATTCGACGGGTCCTCAGCCAACTCAGGATGAGTAGACCGCGGATAAGCATGGTCAAGCTCAAACGCTTCCTTATTCACCGCGCCGGTCTTAGGGTCTTTATGAGGAACACGGTAATCAATCGGCTGCCCACACAACCAGCACGGCGCGCCCGCAGCCTCACACTCAGCAAGGAACACCTTACGAAGCTTCATATACCTACGAGTACCATTACCCGGTGAAGCCGGCATAGCGGGTGCTCCTTACCATAGATAAGCGAAACGGCGGCCCACCACAGCCGCCGAATCATTTTGACCAAATATCTACACTTCTATAACTAGACAATAATTACAAAAGGTGATACCAAAAGTCTAACACACAAACACTTGAAACCCAAACCGCGCCGGGGTGCAAACGAAAAGCCCCGGCGCAACAGACAAACACCGGGGCCAATCAACCAACCATCAAGAAAGAAACAGTCAGTAGCAGGAACAACACGTATACCCTAGCACGCACAAACGGCCCGGCGCAAAAAGCACCAGGCCGCTGTGACGAACACCAAAACCCCAGAGAAATAAGGCTACACTTATAGCGTGCACATACAGTATAGCGGTTAAAAGGGAATGGCGCAAACCGCTAGGGGAGTGGTTTAGCTAACTGAGAAACCACCTCAGCCTCATAATCCTCAAGACCCCAAGACATATGACACGCCGGGCACCAAACAGAGAACACAGGCTCATTCACCCCATGAAGGCCCCGCTCACCACAACGACTACACGTCAAAGCCGTAGACGTAAACTCCTTCACCGGCGGGTAAAACATACCACGAATCTCTTGATGCAACTCACACCACATCTCCAAGTCACGCATCGAATAGCTACCAACAGCGAGCATACCCAAACACCTGGAACGGAACCGCGCCGGGTCTGAGATGCTATACCGGGCCTTCACATCCACAACATCCAACGACAACGGGGCACGCGCCTTCTCACCCGAACCACCCGCCGCGCCCGAACTATTCGACGCATCAGCAAGCAGAGAAATAAGAGACGGATACCGCTCAACCGCATACCTACCACTAGGCTGGCGCTGATACACAGTGTACTCTTCAAACAACTCAGTAATAACCTGAGCAAACTCCAAAGGAACCTTAGGCGACAACCCAAACACCTACCTAAACCAACAATCAAACAAATACCAGACAAGCGCGCCGGGGAGGAACAAACACGTAAGAATACCCGTAGTGACAACCCACGCCGCCGAAAACACGCCGAGCCACTCAGCCCCGGTAGCCAACGCAGGAATCCACAGACAGAAAACCCCTATCATCAGCAGAACCGCATTAGACGTGAAAAGCCGAGCACACGCAAGACCCATAGCATCCAAAGCCTTAGCCAAAATAACCACCCCCATAACGCGGCAACCCATACTGAGCATTCACACTACCCAACCGAGTAGACACACCCCGCCGGGCAAGGTCCCGCGCTACCAACCCCAAAGCATCCGTAACGCCCTTACCATCACACGCCGTAAGCACCCCAGGGTAACGCACCAAACCAGTCACCGGCCGGGGGCGGGCCGTGTCGCCCACCTCAAACACAGCAGGCCCAAACCCACGAATCCGAGCACGCACCAGAAAATTAAACAAATAGACTAGGAACACGTCAGCAAGAACCCTATCAACCGGGCCGGGCGGGATAACCGCCTCCGTCCCATACATAGGCACAGGAACATCAGGAATCTGAATATCAACACCAGAGCGCCGAGCCTCCGAAATATCACGCCGCGTATCCAACGTAAGATAAGCCACACCCTCAAACAGAGACCACATATCATTTAGATGCACCACCCGCCGGGGCGACTCCGAAAAAACACACCGCTCCATATACGGCATAGACACAGTAAAACCCTTAGACCTATCGGCGCGCTCCTCAACCTCAACCCCCACCGGGTTAGACGTAGACCCCAGGGCAACACGAACCGACTCAGACCCATTAGCACCCGGCCCCGCCGCCACCACAACAGACGTGCCAGGGGCAACATGCTCCTGAAGCACTTCCTGCAACGCCTTAACCAGCGGCGCAATATCCTCAGCCCGAGAAGCGAAACTAACCAGCTTACCCATTACCTGTAATCCCCACTCCCTTCAATAACGCCACGGTCTTTACGGTCTGCCAGCTTCGCCACATTCGCCGCAAGCACATCCTGCCAAATAGACGCATCCACCACAGCCTTACCTTTCTCAGTAACAGCCGCCGCCCGCCGGGGTGCATACTCAGGCGCGCCCACCAACAGAACACCAGCAAGATACGGGAGCGAACACCACAACCGCTGAAGATGCCCCGCAAACGTCGCCCGCGCAGACGAAGGATTAGGCACCTTAGGCGCAAGAAACTTCATACACGCCACCTGAGCCGGGCCAAACACCACGCCGGGGCAGTATGGGGCTTCCACAGCCCTCAACGCTGTAGCGAGACCAATCTCAGAAACCTTACGCTCATACGACGGGGAAACAGCCTTAACCCCAAGGTCATTCAGCGTAAGCGCCGTAAGGTAAGCGACATCCCCCAATTCGGCTTGCCGCGCCGGGTAATTCGGAGACCCCTTAGCGTCCCGAACCTCCTTAGCAAGCACCCCGTACAACTCTCCCATCTCAGACAGCAAGGCGGGAACCTGATAACGGAGAGACCGCGCCGGGGGTAACGCCGTCTCCAAAACCCGAAACTGATAACGCAAAAGGTCAAGATGCACATCAGACGTGCGCACCCGAACCTGAGGAAGAACTTTCTCAGAAGCCATTCGTAAGCTCCGTTCTAATAGTTGGTTTTCAGAACATGTACCGGGTAGAAACCCGATAAATCAAGAATAACATACTTGGATGCTTGAATACTGAGTGACGAACCTGGATGTGACTAAGCTCATGGTAGAGAATCGGTAACTTTGCATCGCTTAAAGAGGGTGCAACGCAACCGGCGGGGTTTTAAAGAAGGCAGATTTAGGTAGGAATGCTGGTGCAAACAGCGTAACCCCGCCGGGGTAGAGGCCCGCGATAAGCGCAATAGCGGCAACCCTCTGGTGGGCTGGAACTGGATAGGTCAAAAATCGGGAATTTCTAGAAAAAACTATAAAACTATAAAAACGCGAAATTAGGCTGTTTTAGGGTGTGACTAGTATTTTTGCACTAAGTGCAGAAAACGATTAGAGAGGATTAGGATGCATCTGCGAACAAACGGAGGGATTAGGATGCAGTAAACGCAATGAGCATCAAATGACAAGATTAATCTTGCAGTTTAGTGCGTTTTGACGTTTTGCACCCTAAGTTCTCGCACTTAATGCAGAATGCATCCTAATCCTCTCTAATCGTTTTCTGCACTTAGTGCAAAAATACTAGTCACACCCTAAAACAGCCTAATTCACGAAAATAAAAGTTTGAAACTCTTTAAATCGGAAGAAACTACCTAACTAAAAAAATCGCCAGAGTATATAACTTATTAACTTAATAAATAAGAGAACGCGCGCCCGCATGTACGCGCGCCCACGCGCGCGGCTACTAAATTTTTAATTGGGAAGTTAATAACTATATAACTTAATAAATAGAAGAACGCGCGCACGCGATACACCATGGGTTAGAGGCTTGTCAAGGGTTTTCGTGAAAAACTTTGGGCGCGCCCTAACCCCGGCTGGGATGTGAGTGCGGGCGTGAGAGCGGTTCTGAGCGGATATGAGTTATGGTGTGGGTGATTATGCCCGCCGGGTGTTGAAAAGCCGTCAGAGCCGCCGCTAGGGCCTGTACGAGGTACACTGAGGGGCATGAGAGAAGCAGAGCTAGAGAAATACTTTTTGAACGCGTGCCGCCGTGAAGGGTGGAAGGCCGTAAAGTTCCTACCGTCAGAACGCGGGGTGCCAGATAGGCTAGTGCTCACCCCCGGCGGGGGCGTGTTCCTAGTGGAGCTGAAAACCGAAACCGGGCGGTTATCCAAAGCGCAAGAACTTTGGCACGCACGCGCCAACCGGCTGGGAACTCCGGTGCACGTGGCAAAAGGCCCCGCCGGGGTGGACGCTTGGATAGCCGAAACCCGTATAAAGGTAGCCGCCCTAGAACTGCTGTAGAACGGCTGTAGAACGCCCGCTGAGGGGTTTTCGCGTAGCAGGTGGGTAGTCGCTTCCCCGTGCGACGGTTAGGCCCTTAGAGGGCGTTCTAGCGTTTGTGACTGAGAACACGTGAAACGGATTTGTTTCAACGATTCAAAATGTGTACACTTGAAATATCGACGCACAGAGCGGCGAAACCCACGAACAAAGGAATAGTGAAATGGCTACAGAACACCAGTTCGTCTACTGGCACAAAGGCCGGGGACTGTACGAGCTAGACCAAGAGAGCGTAGCGAACGCCCCTAAAGAGTTCGGAGACCTGTACCTACCTCGCGTTATTATCGCAGGGCACCAAATAAAATTTGGCGGCGAAGTCTACGGATACATTAGTAACCAAAAACCTAAGTACAGGTACCGGGGCAGTGAGAAATTCACGAAGCCGAAAGCGCACACGGTTTTCACCGTAGCGGCCCAATAACCCCTAGAACGACACACCCCGGCGCGGTTCACATCGCGCCGGGGCAACCAAAGAGAGGAACCCCCACCATGAAAAGCCTCTACCACTTTGAAAAACTATTCGACGCCGGGGTAGACCACGAAGAAGCCCCTGACGTTCTCTCTGACTACATGGAGCGCGGCGCAAAAGTCGCTATCGACTGGTCGCAAGAGGGTAACGAATACCAGGCGCGGCTTATGGTTAGCACTCTGGAAGATGAATACGAGCTTGACACGTTAGGGTTCGTATTCGGGAACGAAGATTTGGACGATTTGACGGGCTTCACCGACGGCAAAGGCGGCGACCGTGCAGACGAATCCGAACCATACACCCGGTGCGAAAACGAACTGCTAGACCGATTCGGTTTGCTACGCGGCGACCTGGCAGAAATCGCTTACTCATGGGGTGACTAGATAACCAGAATAGCCGCAAGAAAGGAACACCAATCATGAAAAACGCTCATTACTTTGAACAGAAATTCAACGAAGGCGTAGAACACGAAGAAGCCGTTGAAGTGCTTCGGGACTACCTAGATTATGGCGCGAAAGCCGCTCTACGCTGGACGAAAGAATATAACATCTACCTTGTAACGCTCCAAGTCAGCGCCTTAAAAGATGTAAACGAAATGCGCGATTTAAGCAACGTTTTCGGCAACGAAGACCTAGACGATTCAAACACCTTTATCGACGAAATCGGCGTGAACGGCGTGGCAGTCTCAGAGAACCTAGAAACCTTCATCAGCTGCGAAAACGTGCTGTTAGGCACTTTTGGTCTAGACCGTGATGACGTTGAGAAAATCGTGCACAACTGGGAGCTGAATGCGAATGGTTAACGTCTACCAAACACGAGAAGCGGCGATTTACGGTGGCATCATCGACCTTCTAGAAACCAGATTCGCAAATGCTGTAACCGGCTTCGATGTGGAAGCAATAGCCCGGCGGGTGCTCAGGAAAGAACACGGTGGTTACACAATCGACGAAACCCGATTCTGGGATGCGGCCGCCTCAAACGCAATAGTAAGCCTGCCACACCTGAGCTAACAACCCATTGATATTCAACCCTTCAAAGTGCTAAACTTTGAAGGGTTGAGAACTATACGAAAGGTGTGAATTATGCCAAAACAATACCTTGACATGCGAGCCGCCGAAAAATACTTAGGTATCGCAAAATACACGGGCCGCCAAATCGAACGACGCCACCCACTCCCAAAGCCAGCAATCTACGCTGGAACAACCCCATGCTGGACGCGCGAACAAATCGACGAATGGTATGCGACCCGGCCCACCCACGGCGGTGACCGCCGTTCACTAAAATTCAAGAAAGCCCGAAAGAAAACCAATGGCTAAACCCAAACTCCACAACTACCAGCAAGACGCCGTGAAATTCCTACGCGCCACCCCCGGCGGGCGCGGCCTCTTCCTAGACATGGGGTTAGGAAAAACCGCAATCACCCTATCCGCTCTAACCCCCGAACACCTACCAGCGCTGGTAATCGCCCCTAAGCGTGTGGCGCTCAACGTTTGGGGAGAGGAAGCCGCGAAATGGCGACCCGATTTGAAAGTAGTGCAATGCACAGGCTCACCCCGCGCCCGCATCGACGGCCTAGAAACCTTAGACGGCGATATTTACGTAATCAGTCGTGACGTGCAGGGCGACGCAGAACCATACGCGAAAGCGGGCCGGTTCAACACCCTAATCCTAGACGAGCTGAGCGGGTACAAGTCCAAGACCTCAAAGCGGTGGAAGAGCGCCAACCGGATACGGCGCAACGTTCAGCACTGTTGGGGGCTAACGGGAACGCCAACCCCTAACAGCCTCTTGGACTTGTGGGCGCAAGTCGCCCTGCTGGACGGCGGGCGGGCGTTAGGGCGGTCATTGGCCGGGTTCCGCGAACGCTGGTTTGAACCAGAATCGCTAGGCTGGAAAGGGCACGTCACCAAATGGCGGGCGCTCCCCGGCGCGGACGTTCGAGTTTATGATTTGATCAGCGATTTTTGCCTATCCATGAAAACCGACGGGAAAATAGACTTACCACCCGTCATAGATAACGAAGTAAAAGTAAAACTGCCACCGAACGCCCGGCGCGCATACCAGCAAATGCGGAAAGATTTAGTGGTTGAACTAGCACAAGGGCAAGTGCATTCTGCCTCTACGGCGGCGGTCATGACAAACAAACTATCCCAAATTAGCGCGGGCTTCATCTATCCTGACGTGGATGATTACCTTAGCGGCGTGGAACTAACGAAGCTGCATAACGAAAAGGCTAAGGCCGTGCTAGAAATTTTTGAGGGTACAGGTTCCCCGCTATTGGTTTTTTACCGTTTCAAGGCAGAACTGGAAGAGCTACTAGCGACGCTACCCGCCGGGGTGGTGCACACCTCAGACGAAAAGGGCGTTTTCGACGCCTGGAACCGGGGCGAAATCCCCGTATTGGCGGCTCACCCCGCGTCTATCGGGCACGGGCTGAACCTGCAATACGGCGGGCACACTATCGTTTGGACTACCCTACCGTGGAGCACTGAGGAATGGGAACAGGCCAACAAGCGCCTATCAAGGCAGGGGCAAAAACACCCCGTCACGATTCACCGCATCATGGCCGAAAACACGATAGACCATATAATAGAAGCCCGTCTGAGGAACAAAGAGACCGCTCAAGACGCGCTTATGAATTACCTGCAAGACTTTTAGAAAGGCGAAACAATTGGACGTAACACCAACCACAGAATTTGACTTTGCTACCGCGCCGCTGCGTAACTCTATACATTGGGAACAGCGCAAAATAACCTGGAACGACTTTGCAGAGTACGCGATTAAACCAGCCCGTAAAAAAGAGGCCGGGAACTATATTTTTGGTGAGCTGGAAGGCGACAGGCGCAACAAAGGTAGTATAGTCTCACGGTGCGTTCTCACGCTGGATGTAGACTACCCGGATAAAGGCTTTGTTAGCCGTATAGAGAACGTTTTTGACGGCGCGGCGTACATCCTGCACAGCACCTACAGCAGTACACCCGAAAACCCCCGGTACCGGCTAATCATGCCTCTGTCCGAGAAGGTAGGGCCGGGTAAGTACGTTGAGCTGTGCCACGGGATAATGTCTCTGTTAGGTAACGTCTGTTTCGACCCAACGACGGCGCAAGCCGAACGATACATGTTCCTGCCAGCAACGTCAGACCCTAAGCATTACGTCTGTCTAATTCGTAAGGGTAAGGCGCTAGACATTGACAACGCCCTACTGCAAGCACCCGGCGGGGTTGCGCCGACGGGCGAGAGCGCGGTTAGGCGCAAAGACCCCAAAACGCTTAAAGGCGTTGCAGGGCTGTTCTGCCAGGCGTACCAAGACTGGGCGGAACTCATTAGCGTGTACGAGCTACCGTACACGCAAGTTTCGGCTAACCGCTTCCACCTCAACGGCGCGAAATCCGAGGCTGGAATGTCCCCTATCGCGGAAAACCCCGGCTTCGTTTATTCCTATCACGCGAACGACCCCGCCGGGGGTAGGGCTATGAACGCCTTTGACCTTGTAAGGGTTCACAAGTTCGGGCACCTAGACGCAGGCAAAACCAACGCCCCTGTGAATCGTTTGCCCTCCACGCAGGCAATGAACGACTTGGCGGGGAAAGACCCACGCGTAAAAGCCCTCCAATCTGAAGAGATTCTGAAAAACTTTTCGGACGAAATCGAAGACGCGGGTAATAACACCGCGTGGGTGGAAAAGCTCACACGTACTAAGGCGGGGCTGGTTGAGGGCACCATCCAGAACCTAGACCTTATTACCGCCAACGACCCTATCTTTAAAGGCATCGTTCTCAATGTTCGCGGCATGACTATGGAGCTTACGCCCGGTAGCTACCCTTGGAGGGATGTTCACGATAACGACACGCAATTGGACGATTACGACTTTTCGTCAATCCTTCTTCACCTGGAACGCACCTACCGCTTGCGCATCACCGAGAACCACCTTAGGCACGTGCTGAGGGATTTGGTGCAGGAACGCAAACATGATTACGTTTTGGAGTATTTGGAGGGCCTAACGTGGGATGGGGTTCCGCGTGTAGAATACGCCCTGCCAGGGGTTGAAGACTCCGAACACACCCGGCTGGTAGCCCGTAAGGTTCTTGTCGCCGCCGTCGCACGCACCTTTGATCCGGGCATCAAGTGGGATAACATGCTCATGATTTACGGGCCTGAGGGCATTGGTAAATCGTGGTGGATTGAAAAAATGTCCCGTGGGTGGTACAACTCACTGGATGAAATCGGGAATAAGGACACGCTTATGAAAATGGGCAAGTCCTGGATAGTCACAGCGGATGAAGGGCACTCACTACGCGCGGCGGATTTTAATAAACTGAAGGAATTTTTGACACAGCGCAAGGACGAATATAGGGCACCGTTCGCGGCGACTGTCTCTAGCTACCCGCGCCGGTCTGTGATTTGGGGAACGACGAATGACCCGGCTTTTCTCCGTAGGCAGGATGGCAACCGGCGTTTCCTCATTGTGCACGCTAAAAACAAAGTCGATTTTGAGGCCCTCACGGACGAATATATTAGTCAGGTGTGGGCTGAGGCTGTGCACCTTTGGCGCGCCGGGGAAAAGCTGCATTTCACAGCTGAGGAAACTGAGCTTTTGAACGCCGCCCGCGCCCCGTATGTGCAGGAAGACCCCTTGACCGGGCTGGTTGAGAAATACGCTGATACGCTGGTTCCCGCCGGGTGGGATGATATGAACCTTGAAGAGCGGCTTGAGTGGCGTGCGAACAGCGCGGGCGGTTTCGCCCCGGCGGGCACGGAAACCGTGAACTCACTGAGCGCGCTGCAGGTCTGGTGTGAGGTTATGGGCCGCCGTATCGGCGACCATTCGGCACGTGATATGGCAGATATTCAGCGGGTGCTTAGGACTTTGCCAGGGTGGGTTATGCACCCGGTGCCGCGTGAGACCGCCGCCTACGGAAGGCAGCAGGTCTTTATTCGAGTTGTAGAGTCAGACCTCATATAGTGTGGGCTAAAACACATTAATTCTGGTTTGCGTACAGGGTGGGCGGCGGGGTACAGTTGAGGTATCAACGATACAAGTTGTAGATGTTTGAAAATCGTATAGAGAAGCAGAAAAACAGCTAACCAAAAACAATACAGAAAGAAGGTAAAGCCATGCGTATTACCATCGAATTACAAACCGCCGACGGACTAGTAAGCCCCTTTGAAAACAACCTTTTAGCGCACATCGTAAGCCAGTTGCGCACCGAGGAAGCACCGACCCCCGCGCCGGTAGCAGAACCCGAAACCAAAGAAGCACCTAAGCGCAAGCGCCCAGCACGCGATAAGAAAGAAGAGCCGAAACATGAAGAAGCAACTACACCGCCTAGCGTACCGTCTGACGGTGAAGGCGCTAGTGTGGCTGATGAAAAACCCGCCGCTCACCGAACCAGTAAGGCAAAAACCCCCACTGCTGAAACCACTAACGAAACCGTGGATGCGGTAGAACAGCCGGTAACCCCCGCGAAAGCAGACGCCGAAAAACTCGCACAGGCGACCGCCCTAGCCTCTGAGATGATGCAGAGCGGAAACGTTGCACAGCTCAAAAAGTTGTTGGTTGAGGTGGGCGCGAACCGCGTTAGCAAGATGAACGGCGAACAGGTGAACAAGTTCCTGGAACTCGCAAACGCAGAAGCCGAGGGTTAGACTAATGCCGACCAAGCACGCAACGCTTGGGCCTTCCAGCGCGGCACGGTGGTTAACGTGCACCGCATCCGTTGAAATGGCTCAGAAAGCCCCGCCGCCCAAAGAATCCGACTTTGCCCGTGAAGGTACCATAGCCCACAGCTTAGCAGAGGTGGAAGCGCGCCGGGAATTTAGACTACCGGGGCACGAAACCTACGAAACTGACCTTGAAAATGTCTACAGTGAGCTGTTAGAACATTTGGGTGGAGACCTTGAAGCCGCCGAACGAGAATACGATGTCATGCAAGATTATGTGGCGTGGTACCTTGACATTCTCGCAGAGGCCAAAGGTAGCGACGGCGCGTTACTGCTGGAACAGCGCCTAGCCACAGGTATCAAAGGCTGTTGGGGTACAAGCGACGCGGTCATTATTCGCGGCGACCTGGTACACGTGATTGACTTGAAATACGGCCGTGGGGTGGAAGTCTCGCCCGTCGAAAACCCCCAATTCATGCTCTACGCGTTGGGCGCACTACGGGCCTACCGTGACATGCTGGAAGAGACCCGGCGGGTGAAAATGACCGTGTTTCAGCCGCGAATCAACAACGTAGATACGTGGGAAATCACGGTTGAAGACCTGGAAGCGTGGCGCGATAAGGTTGCCCGCCCGGCGGCACGAAAAGCCCTTACCGGCGAAAACACCGAATTTGCACCGAGCGAAAGCGCTTGCAAGTTTTGCCCCGCCGCCGGTATCTGCAAGCCCCGCGCAGAATCCATAACCGCTGTCGCTTTTGGCACTGACCCGAACATTATTTCTCTGGAAGACCGCGCCGGATACCTGGCACGTCTGGGAGAAATCAAATCATGGGTTAAACACATGGAGGAAACCTCCCTAGAACTCGCCTACGAGCGGGGTGAAACAATCCCTGGCTGGAAGGTTGTGCGCTCTGGTTCCCGCCGGGTGATAGCGGACGTGGACGCGGCGTCCGAGCGGCTACAGGCCGCCGGGTATGAAGAATCACAATTCACTACCCGTAAGATGGCCGGGGTAACCGACCTGGATAGGCTGGTCGGCAAGAAGAACCTTCCAGCGGTGCTAGGCGACGCGCTACAGCTCACCGAGGGCCGCCCGTCACTAGTGCCTGAATCCGACCGGCGCAAAGCAATCAGCAAGAAACAGGAAGTAGAAGAGCTATTCACTGATGAAACGTGATGTGACAATTGATTTTGAAGCCCTGGCACGCTGGAAGGCGGTGCACGGAATCCCCTCCAATGAGAAGATGTGCACCAGCGCCGGGCTTCAACCAGACGCGCTAGACCGAATCCGTCAAGGCGGGCGGCTACTAGCCGAAATCGTAGATGCGTTCTACTCCTACTACGGCATCAGGTTCGCACCAGATGATGAACTGAGCATCTACCAGTACGTGTAAAACTGCACGTAAAACCTAACAAGTAACTAGTTAAAACGATAGGAAGTAAAGAAAATGGCAACTGCAAGCACCCGTATCACCACCGGCGAGGTACGCCTCTCATTCGCACACTTGTTCGAGCCTTACGCTAATCCCGGTTCCGGTGACGAACCGAAATACAGCGTAACCCTTGTCATCCCGAAATCGGACACCGAGACCGTGGAAAAGATTCATAAGGCCCAGCAGGCCGCCCTTGAAAAGGGTAAGGACTCTAAGTTTGGCGGGAAAATCCCGAAAAACTGGAATAATACCTTGCGTGACGGTGACGAATCCGACCGACCCGAATATGAAGGGTGTTGGTACATTTCGACCCGCGCCGGGGCGAACTACCCGCCTATGGTAGTAGACCGTGCACGCAACGAGATTATCGACCCGCGCGAAATCTACAGTGGCGTGTACGCCCGCGCCGCTATCGACGCATTCGCGTACAACACTAGTGGTAACCGTGGCGTGAGTTTCCAAATTGTCGCCGTGCAGAAAACAAAGGATGGGGAGCCATTCGCGGGCGGCGCGCCGGTCAAGGCAGATGATTTGTTTGACGATTTGGGGGATACTGAAGAAGAACTGATTTAGTAACCCTCTTACGCCCGCCGCGTGCGTTATCGTGGTAGGTTCCCATAGTTTAGAACCGTGTTTGTGTGGTTGAAGCCCCGGCGTGTGGAAAGCGCCGGGGCTTCTTGTGTGTTACAGTTCACAATAAAAATCGTGTTTTTGAGTTGCTTCAAGAATACAAACCCTGTACACTTGAATTATCGGGGCAAAGAAAAAGCCACGGTAACGAACCACCAAAGAGAAAGGAAGTAGCTAAAATGGCTACCTACACCGACCGCAACGAAGCAATCAACCGCGAAATCATCGCCGCAATCGAAGCCGGTGATGCAAACGCCAATGAGTACAACATCGACGCAATCGCAGACGCCGTACTGGGAGACTACGAAGACGGGTTTAGCGTCAAGGTAGACGAAACCGAGTTCTGGAACATCGTAGCCGAAAACGAAATCTAAACCAGGAAAGGTGATAACGGGCCGGGGCTAATAACCCCGGCCTACAGTAACATGAAAAACCTAGACATCGACATAGAAACCTACTGCGAGTTGGATTTGCAGAAAGTAGGTGTCTACGCCTACACGGAGCACCCTAGTTTTCGTATCCTCATGGCCGCCTACTCAGTGGACGATTCGCCCGTGCAAATCACAACCGACACCGAGGAAATAAAGAGCATACCCGGCCTGTGGGATGATGCGGTAACGAAGACCGCACACAACGCGAACTTTGAGCGCATCTGCTTCTCACGCCTAGCCGGGCTACCCACCGGCCAATACTTAAACCCCGAACACTGGCAGGATACACAGGCCATCGCGGCCAATTGGGGGTACCACCAAAAGTTAGAACGTTTGGCACCCGCGCTAGGGGTAGAGCACAAGGACAGTGCAGGTACACGTCTCATAAATCTCTTCTCCAAACCAAACCCACGAACCGGGCTACGCACCCGCCCCGAGGACAAGCCCGAGGACTGGGAGCTATTCAAAACATACTGTATTCAGGATGTGGTAGTGCTAGGACAGGTTCGCCGCGAACTAACCAAACGGCACGGCGGTTTTGCGCCCGGCGAGTTTAAAATCTGGTGCGCAGACGCTCGCATAAACGACAGGGGCATAAAAACCGATTTGGCTTTGGCCGCCGCCGCCTCAGAGGCAAACGGCGACGTGAAAGCCCACGCCCTAGCCGAAATTGGGCGACTCACCGGCGCGGCAAACCCCAACTCACGCAACCAGCTCCTAGCCTGGCTAAACCAACAACCCCACCCGGCGCTAGAAACCCTGGAAGACATTCGCGCCGAAACCGTCCGAGACCTCTTAAAAATCGGCGGCCTACCGGCGACCGCGCGCCGGGTGCTAGAACTACGGCAAGACACATCACTAACCACAGCGAGTAAATACGACGCGGCGCTAAGGCGCTGTAGTGAAGACGGGCGTTTACGCGGTTCGTTCCGCTATTTCGGCGCGCACACGGGCCGCTGGAGCGGTCAAGGCGTACAGCTCCAAAACCTAGCACGGGACTCAGCGAAAACCGACACCGAGGCGGTAGAACTCGCAACCCGTACCGTAATCGGCGAAACTGTTACCGCGCAATACCTCAAGAAGCTAGTGCGCTCCATGTTCGTAGGGCCTTTCACGGTATGCGACTATAGCGCGATTGAGGCCCGCGTTTTGGCGTGGCTGGCAGGTGAACAGTGGGTGCTTGAGGCTTTCCGCGCCGGGCGCGATATTTACATTGAGACCGCCGCGCGTATGTTCGGCGTGGACTACGAAGCCGCGCGTGCACTAAGGCAGAAAGGCAAAGTCGCCGTACTCGCGTTGGGGTACGGCGGCGGGCTTGTCTCCATGCGTGCAATGGGTGCAGACGGCACAGACGAAGAAATTAAGAGTCACATCCAGCAGTGGCGGGCCGCGAACCCGCGCATAGTGCAGTTTTGGAATCGTTTAGACGCGGCGTTTCGCGCCGGGGGCGGCCCCGTCGGTAAACATATTAGGGTACGGCGGGATGATAGCGACCAGATGCAGATTCAGCTACCAAGCGGGCGGGCTGTCTGCTACCGCGCACCGCGCATCATTCGTGCAGAGAAATTTGGTGAAATGCGAGACGTAATTTCGTTCCTGGATTCATCGGCGCGAACACCGACACGGGTACAGACCTATGGAGGGCGACTCACCGAGAATGTGACACAGGCCGTCGCCCGCGATTTGCTCGCATGGGCGCTTGTCGAAATGGACGCTATGGGCGTACCCGCCGTGGCACACGTGCATGATGAAATTCTGGTGGAAGGCGGCGACGCGGATACAATATCCGATATTATGGGGGGACATGAAATCTTTAGGCCTGAATGGGCCGAAGGGCTACCCCTATCAGCTGAGGGGTACCAATGTGTACGGTATAGGAAAGGATAATATCTAATGGAAACTATAGGTGAACCGCTACCCGGCGGGGTAATCCAGGCGTTAGTTCTGCTGGATGAAAAAGGCAAAGTATATGGCGATTCGTGGCGCAAGCGCGGTGAGATGTTTAGCATCTTGCCGAATATTGCCCGTAAGGTAGACCGTATCGGTGTGCCCGGCGCGGGCGACACGCTACAGGATACAATCGTAGACCTGCTGAACTATTGCTTGCTTTATTCTTGCTGGCTGAGCGGGGATGAAGACGCTAAGGGAACCGACCAAATGGCGGTGAGTATCTGGAAGGACTCACCCGCTGAGATGGAGAAGGCCCGCGCAACCGGCTTGGATATGTCACCCGCCGGGGTCGACGCTTACGTTACTGAGCGTTTTGAGAACATCCTTGATTATTATCAGTTCAATACGGTTGGAGAGCGTCTTGCGAAAATCCGTCATATCGCGGCGGTTCTTATGCATGATTCACGTATTTAGGGTATAATACTATCGCCTTTGTTTTGTGGTTGGGCGGCCCCGGTTGTAGTGACCGGGGCCGTTTCTTTTCACCCGTTTAGTTGTGTGCTACAGTTCACAATAAAAATCATGTTTTTGAGTTGCTTCAAGAATCTAAAGTGCGTATACTTGAATTATCGAGGCAAGGAAGAAAGCCCCGGGAACGAAACCACAAGAGAAAGGTAGCGCAATGGCTATCATCGAAATAACCTACAGCCAAAACCGCCACGGCTACTACGAACTGACAAACACCGACCTCCCAGACGAACTAGACCTCAACATGCCAAAACACCTAGTAGCAGGAAACACATACCTGCTAGAAAGCCACCTGCTGAACGCGGTCATGCGAACCCCCGGATGGAAATGCACCAGCATCACCGCCGGGCGCGGCCTACGCTCACAAACCACAGTAACCGTAGAATCCGACGGAAACGAACCAGAAGAGTACGAAGACCCCTACAACGACATCAGCGAATACGACGTGCACGGGTGGTAGAAAATGTACACAAAATTTCAAATACTCACCATCACCCTAGCACTATTCCTCACCATCTGCTGCGCAATTGCCGCTATCGTAACCGGCGTAGGATTCAACGGAGCGACTATAGGCTTAGCCGCCTGTAGCGGCTACGCCGCTTACCAAATCACACGGAAAGGGTAAAACCTTGCCGGAGGTTAGCTACCGCGATTTGCGCGGTGACTGGGTACAGGAACTCATCGACAAGGGCCTGGTAGACCCGCTACCAAACCAGATAAGCATTTATCAGGTTCTTGTAACCGGCGGGTATGGCCCCTACACCGGCGAATGGGTACGCAAATACCCACCCGAAAAACTAGTAAAACTAATCACAGAAAACCTTGAAATTTAAAACCCTTTCAACCCACGAGATATAACACGATGCGAGTCTATATACGCACCAGCGACCAAAACACAAACGGGATAATATTCCACAAGCACGCCCATAACCTCAGTGCACGTGGACGCGCCGGGGGAAGAAGCAGATGGGGACGTTCTAACCCCACACTGGTTAGGCGTAGGTTGGATGGCTCCGATAACAGCGGAGCACCTAGCAATGTTCCTCCAAGCGTATTCACATGCGCTTCTCCCTAACTGCGTGGTGAAACCGCCTATTGGTGTACGGGTAGCTGATGCTACGGAGCGGATAGACCTCACCAGTGAAGACCTGAAACGCATAGAGTTTTATGGAACGGCCACCACAAGCGCCCTAACCCAAAAATTGGCGCCCGGAAAGAAGATGGTATAGGATTTTCCATACGGCACAGCCCACTAGAACTAGATACATATGTGCCGCGCAATGAAATCCTGTGGGAGAACGTCAACGAGTCCACATACGAAGACCGTACCTATGCGGTAGCCTCCCTAGTCGCCACAATAGCCGAAGAGAAGAAAATCACCGGCCCGGTAGAGATAGGCGACTACCCACTAGAAAGCGTCGCATCAGACATAATAAACCTCACCCGCCGTCAAATCGACGGTAAGACACCTCAGCAAATCCAGGAACAGCTATCTAAGCTCTGGTACAAGAAATAGGAAAGGTGAACGAACAATGATTATCCTGGCAATCGTCATTATCGCCGCCGTCGCATCGGTCATCATGATAAGGCAACAGAAAAAAGGCCTGTACAACACGCCCCTGCAACGCCACGCACACAAGACGATGGTGAACCAGCTCATGCAGATGTACACCAAGAGGCAGTTAGCCGAACAGCTAGCCATCGCGCACTCCCGGCGCGAACAAAACCGAACCACCAACCAAACCACTAACAACGAATAGGAAGAGAAGAATGCACATCTATATCCGCACAGGAAGCGACGAAAACAACGGAATCGAATTTATCGACGGCACCAAATGGGAAGAAATGGGAAGCCGAACCGGATTTAAATACCACCCCGGCGACGGAACCCACAAACCCTATTACTACACCCTAAAAACCCGTAACTCACTGGATAAGGTGCCATTCGGCGACCGTGGGCTAGCCGCTCTACTCCTGGCAAAACACAAGCTGGGAAACCTCAGCCCACTCACTGAAATTGACTCCCTAACATGGATTAGGTCAAACAGCCCACTAATCCATGACCTTAAAGAGCTATTTCTCCTAGGCGGTACCAAACCCGAAAAACTCATAACCGAAATCCAGGAAACCATCAGTAAATACCTGCTAATCAACGGGCCGGGCTATCAAACGGAAATCGCCATAACCGCTGAAGACCTGGCACGGGTAGAACTAGACAGCGGGGAACGCATGAATAAGGTGGTCTTGGACGGTGACAAACCGCAAGGATTCACTGTAACCGGTGAAGACGGCGCAACCGTAACCCATTTCACCGTACCCGCCTTCCTAAGGACGCTTGTTTACCGTCTCCCAGACGAACAGCGGCACCTAGCGGTACTGTACCTAGCAGCCGAAAAACTACGCAACCTACCGAAAAGCACCCTGATTCACCGAGTAACCTTCCGATCTGAAGATTTAGGGTACGCAAGTTTTTACAAATCAAACGACGTTCTCCCAGAACTCAAAACACACCCCGTAAAAGCCTGGGAACTACGAGACCGTCTGCTGAACATCATAGCCGCCTACACAGAATAGAGGTGACAACCGCATAAACAAAAATAAACGCCCCGGCGTGCTAAGGGTAGATAGCACGCCGGGGCGTTTATTATCAGTAGCGCTCGCTACAGCTGGCTAGGGGAACCCGGCTCAACATCAGAAACCGGGGCCGGGGTGGGGTTAGTGGGGGTGACGTTGAAAAACGCCACACCGAAAGTCACCACCTGCAACAGGATACCAGATACAATCTGCCACAGCTCCGTAGACATGAAACCAAGCGCAATAAGCAGGTTACCCACCAAAGGGATGATAGCGTAGGCGAACTTACGCACAGCCGCCCACTGTTCACTAGAAAGACTCTTCATAAATCAAACTCCTTAGTTGAAGAAACCGGTACCCCACGTGGTGCCCGGGTTGTTATCATCAGGCCCAACCGCGATAAACCGGCGCGCACCCGAATACGACGTGTAGGTAAGCCACACAAACCCATTCTCAGCAGTATAGCCATCGTAGATGAACTGCTGCCCGGGTTCGTAGGTACCTTGCGCCGGGCTGTTCGGGTCGGTATCGTTGGATACCTCTAGGGTGCGGTTCGCGGTGAAAACCCCGCGCTTTGCGACCCACCCGCCGTTACGGTTCTGGTTCTGAACCTGAGCGCGGGAGAGCGGTGCAACACCGGAATCACGCGGTGCACGGTAGATAGTGATAGGCGGCCAACCAGCCAGCGCACAATACGAATCGTGCGACTGAACAGAGATACCGTTATTCCCATAGTTGCAGTGAATAATGTTATCAGCGTCATCGCGGAAAATTCCGGTGTGCCCGTTAGCACCCCATGAAGCGCCGCGCGCACCCCAAATGAACACGTCACCCCGCCGGGTAGCGTAATTCCCGTTCGCATCTGGTGCTACCTGAGTCCACCCGAACCGCTCAAGGTCATTAAACAGCGACTCAGTGGAACCAATGGCGGTACCGCGCGGGAAAAACCCGCCCTGAATCAGAGCATAATACACAGCAGAACTACAGTCGTATGAGTTAGGCCCCCAACGCTGTTCCATTGAGTATGTTACCCGCCCGGCGCGTGCTTCCATCCACGCTATCGCGTTATCTATTCGGGACAATTTATCTCCTTACTAATTTTTTCGCTGTTGGACTTGGAATCCCACAGCATTTCACGAATATACCCCTGCAAATCGGAGGGCATATCCGGCGGCGGCGGCGGCGCACCCATATCAATATGGGCGTTAAGGCGCGTGATATGCGCCGCCGCCAACGACACAGCGAGGCGCGAACGGTCTTGCATAAGATAAGACCGTTCGCGCGCGTCACGTAAATCTTTCTCCATAGACACCAGCGACTCTTGTTGCAAATTCAGCCTCTCGTTGAGAAGGTGAATAAGCTCTCTGTTCGTTTCGTGCTTATGGCTATCCCGGTCTTTCAACCACCCCGCGATACTAGGTATGACCGCGCCGGTCAAAACCCCAAGAAACCCCCACAATTCAGGGGGGAAACTAGAAAAAATCAACCCATTATCTTTCTACCTAAGCTGAGTGAATATACCTGTTACATTGTGAAGAACCCCACAATATTCATGATGTACCTCCCAGGCGTGCGTATCGCATCAGTCACAAATAAACGCCCGTTAGCCTCAACCCATACGCCGCCCCCGCTAGGGGTAGCTGACTGAGCTTCCACAAGCGAGATGGACTTAGGCCCGGACGCGGGAATTTCAAACATACCGCCAGAGACTACCCTACCAGGCGGCACAGTGAAATCAAGGTGTACAATGCCGAGACCCGTATTCGGGTCGAAAGTCATAAAATGCCGCGCCGCCGCGTTAGCCCCGCCTCCATTGACTACGGAACCACTAGTTGGCAACCACCTTAGATGATAAATCCTCACCGGCTGTCGCTCTACCGCTCCCCCGGCGGGGCGGGCTTCCAGGGCCGCGATACGGGAAAGCAAAGCTGACAAATCAGTTGCAGGTAGTGTTACCGTGCCCCCGTCGTGTGAAAGAGATAGTTGGTTACCTGAGAGCGATAGCGTTTGTGGTATACCTACACCCGCCGGGCCGGGTTCTCCAACAGGGCCTT